GTTCTCCAGTTGGTCGGCTGTGGAGAAAGCATCGACTTTCGTCCTGGGAAAACGATATAGCCATCGTTTGCGAGGGAGAATCGGATACCATGCTCATGGAGCAGACCATTGACGATATGCTGATGTCTCCAGTTGTATCCTCTGTGAATCTGGCCGCGAGGACTGCGGTCGTCGGGCTCCCGAACGCCAACCAAACACTGCTTCCTGGGCTCGCCGCCTTCCTTGGCTCAAACAGAATCGTCATCATCTGTCTGGACAGTGACCTTGCTGGGAGGGTGGGGGCCTCAAGAATGAGGGAAGTCATCAATGCCTGCGCAGAGAATACCAGGGTCATCCTCCTGGCGGAGATTGTGGATCTCCCAGAAAAAACTGATCTCTGCGATCTTGGGCAAACTTTTTTGACAAAAACATTTGCAAACTTATTTGCTCAGCTATACAGTTCATCGAACACCTAACCAATACACATGCAACTCTTCACTTCATCGGGCTCCGCCCACTGGTATCAAAAGGACGGCACGCCATGCCACTCTGTCCCCTACGCTGATAAAAAGCGTGCCGGGGAATTCAGGTCAACGACACTCACTGATGCGCGGAAGATGGATCTTCTTCCGTCGGTGACAACCATCCTCGGAGTCATTGACAAGCCCCAGCTTGATGACTGGAAGCAAACCCAGGCAGTCATGTCCGCCCTCACCCTTCCAATCAAAGAGGGGGAGATTGCCGACGAATATGCCAAGCGGGTTGTTGCTGATGCCCAAACCCAGGTTGGTGATGCCGCTCTTCGTGGAACCAAGGTTCACGCCGCAATTGAGCACTTCCTCGTCTTTGGCGAAATCAGGGTGGACGAATCAGTCAGGGCCATTTTTGAGCCATTCATCGACTGGGCCAAGAAGAACATCCTCGATGTCGAGTTCAGCGAAAAGGTGATGATCGGCAACGGCTACGCCGGGACCTGTGACTTGAAGGCTGAAATCGCTGGGTTTGGCTGGAGCTTTGCGGACTTCAAGACCCGCAAGCCCTACAACGGCAAGTTTCGTGGCTACATCACTGATGACCTTCAGTTGTCTGCCTATCAAAAAGCAGACCTGTCATCAAGGCTCGCCCCACAGAGGCTTTCCATTTTTATCAACCACGAGGAGGCTGGCGACCCAGTCGTTCACCCATGGCCGATAGACAAGAATGACGCATCATTTGCGGCATTCGACGCAGCCAAGTCGCTGTGGCAATACGACAAAAACTACAACCCATCAGAATCATGACTCTCAAACAGGCACTACTAACGGCAGATAAACAGACAATCGACGGCGTCTCTGGAAGGATTTCCAAGGTCAACAAGCCAATGTCTCCAACGGAGAAGCAGGCGCAATACGGAATCCATATTCAGGAGATTGAGCTAACCGACGACGCCGGGGCATCGGTCACGGTGCAGATCATGTCGAAGGACATGCACCTTACGCCGACGGCGAAGAACAACAATGTCACAATCTCGTCCACTAGCGATGGCTCCAAGATTTCCGGCCTTGCCATGTCCATCTACAATGGAACCAAGAAGCTTACCTTGTCCAAGTATGGCGAACTGGTTCTGACTGGAGCGGCTACTCCTCCGGCTGCATCGGCTGATAGGCCAAGCGCCGGAAAGCCAAACCCTCCGAGGGGTGCGGCGTCCGACCCATGGCCAGAGCCAACCATTGAGGACCTGACTGACACGTTCACCAAAATCATGTTTGGTGTTGCTGCTGATGTCGGCGCAAACCTCAAAGAGTGCGCTGCCTCCTACCCTGATCTTGGCGAAGAGTGTGGAACCCGTCTGGCCATCGCCACACTGGAGAACGCGAGAGCAATCACCACAACCATCTTCATTGAGGCGTGCAAGCGAGGGCTGATAAAGCCATCGGCACAACCAGCGAGTCAGCCCCAGCAAGTTGAAGCGCCAAAGGCTGAGACTGAAGAGGTCCGCAAGGCTACCTCTGAGCAGGTTCTTCGCCGGATCGCTGACGATGCCCATAAGGGCACCATCGACATTGACCGGGCCGACAAAGCTCTTTCCTCCAGGGGATTGACCTGGGAGCAGGTCTATGACATCATCGTTGTCCCCCTGTTTGCCGTGCATGGTCGTGAGCTTGTTGACTCAGCCTACGACTCCATGAGGGCGGCTATGGCTACCTCTGGCGGGCTGGACAACGAGACGTTCTGCCGGAACGTGGTCACTGGTTGGGACACCTTCGTTGAAGAAGTCCAGGCAGCGGCACTCAAGAAAGAAGCACCATTCCAAACCGACGACATCCCCTATTGATTATGGCTGAAGACATCGCACCACCACCATGGCTTGACCAATATTGTCAACGCCTCTCTGGAGAGTTTGCCAGGACCACTGGCGACGCTCTGGCAATCACTCCCGACCGGGGCGCTATAATGGCCCCCGGTGCAACGGAGGAGCAGTATTCAGCAGCCTTTGAAAGGCTGTCGAACACCCGCAATACGACCAGGATCGTTCAGGTTCACATGGACCGAATGGTTGGGCAGTTGATCTGTAGCTATGCTGCGGAAAGGGACATCGACTGGACCACGGCGATCTCCCAGCTTAACCTAACCGTGAAAACGGGCAAGGCGCTCAAGACCCTGGTGAAGCTGCCAAGGATTGTCTCAGTCCTACCAGAGAGCATTTGGCTTCGCTGCCCAAATCTGGCCATTGGCCATTTCGACGCAGCAACGTCGTTTGCCGCTCCCCAGGATGTTGAAGGGGCAATCTCCTTCGCCGCTGCTCGCGAGCAGTTGTTGATCGAGGCCAATGAAAATCCGGCAAGCGGCGGCAAATCTGCCATCGCGAGCCGCATGAGAAAGATTCAGGAGGCTCATGGGGTTCTGCCGTGCCGCCGGGAGTCTATCTCGGACATCCGCGATAAAATGATGGCTGCCTCCATCGTTCTTCTGGAGTGGGAGCCTGAGCATTTTGAGTCTCACGGCACCACTAAGGAAAGTGTTCTTTCCATGTGGACTCAGTGGAAGGAGCAGTTGGACGAACGTGGGCATGTCGATGCCGATATTTTCGCCGATGACTACCGTCTCCCATGGGAAGGCGCTGCACCACAAACCCACGATGTCGAAGCAGATGTCATTCCGCCAGAAGAGGTAGGAGGGGAGGATGATGAAGAGCAGGAATAAGGGCGACATCGTGGCGATGCAGCTACTGAAACTGCTCCTCCTTCAGCCCAGCAGGCTGACCTTCAAGGGCATCAGAAAGTCTCTATTCTCAGGGATCTACTTTGAGGTCTATACAGCCATCCAGAAGGCCTGGATGCTGGATCAGACGCCAACGTCTGAGGTCCTCCTGACAATGGGAATGAGCGATGACGCAAACTCCCTCGTCACCGTCCTGGATGAATATGAGGAACCCGGTCTGGCCATTGCTGATGCGGTGGCTATGCTTGAGGACCTTCGGCTTCGCGAGGACTTTGCTTCTCTATGTATCTCTGGGCATGATAAGATTCACACGGCGGAGTCAGGCAGGGAAATCGTTCGCGAGTTCCAGGCAAAGGCTATCGACCTCACTTCGTCAGAGCTTGTCGGGGCAAAGAGCGGCGGGGACTTCTCCGCCATCAATGCGCGGATGCAGTGGCAGGCGATGAACCCTGGGAAGATCTTCGGAATCCAGACCGGGTTCAGGAAGCTGGACATGCAAATAAATGGGCTCCAGCCAAAGCTGTATCTCATTGGCGCTCGTCCGTCGGTCGGCAAAACCGCTATCTCTGGGGACATCACAACCAACATCTGTGATGCTCCTGGGAACGAATGTCACGTCATCGACATCACCATCGAAATGGACGATGAAGAGCTTCGCGACAGGGCTGTGGCAAAAATGAGCGGCGTTGGATTGACCTCCTACCGAACAACTCCCTACACCCCAACCGAGATCAAGGCGGTTTTGTCCGCTCAGCGGAAGATAACAACCTGGAACTGGCATATCTATGATGGCGCAGTCAGCATAGATGACATCGAGGCCATCGCCTACACAGCAAAGCGCATGTATGGCAACGTGCTGATCAAGGTGGATTACATCCAACTCGTCACTGGCGGCAAGGGCGGCAACAAGAACGAGCAGGTTGGAAACATCAGCGGCAGGCTGAAGCTTCTCTCCAAGGCAATCAAATCGCCAGTCATTGCCCTGGCTCAACTACGGAGGCTTGAGAGTCGATTCGATCAAGCCGCCAGAAAAACAGTCCATAAAAAGCCAGAGCTCGACGATCTTCGCGACTCTGGGAGCCTTGAGCAGGATGCGGATGTCGCTATGCTTTTGGATCGGAACATTCTCGACGAACCAGATACCGCTACTCTGATCGTCGCCAAACAACGCAGCGGACCAACCCACAAAGGCATTGCCCTTGACTACCACAAAGAAACCACCTCATTCAGCGAAACACTATGAAAACCCGTCTCACCCACCACCAATTCTACAGCATCTGTAATGCCGTCGCCGCCCTTGGAGAGCAGGCTTCGATCATGCCGACCAAGGACATTATTGGCCATGTTGCCGCCGCCACAGGTGTCAGCATCAGCCCCAGCCATGTCGCTTCAGTCTTTGAAGCCCTCGACATGCCTCGCCTCACAGACCCAACCATCCTTGAATTCGCAGTTCGCGGGCTCATGGCAAAGCTTGGGTTTGGCTTCACTGAGCTCGTCAACGAAGGCAAGAAAATCGTTGAGCGGCAGGCAGCAGCCAGAACCAAGCTGGAAGAGTCCAGCCCTCCACTTCCTCTGGACACGCCCGGCTACGTGGGGGAGTCTGACAACTCACCTAGCGGAAAGGAACTCGAACCATGAGCCACTCGACAGAACCATCACCACATTGGGAGCGGTCCACAAAGGCCAAGAACCGATTCGGCCTGAGCCGAAAGAATCCATTCAGCGGCAAGAATGCAAGCCAGCGTAGCCGACTGGTGGCTGCATTTTCCTCAATGGAGAGCAAGTTCAACCGCCCCAAGCGGACAACCCCCATAAACATCTTCGGAGAGCCAATCGCTCGATGATAGCTCTGGCCACCGGATGTGCCAAGGCCAACGCCCATTGTCGCGTGTATTGGGGTAGCGTCCGTCAGCGCCCTGGCCGATAACTCCCGGCGACGGAAACGCCCTCGTAGCTCAGTGGATAGAGCAGCGCACTTCTAATGCGCGGGTCGCAGGTTCGATTCCTGCCGAGGGCACCACCAAATAAATATCCAATGTCACTCTTCTCTATTTTCAAACGTCCCAAACAGGTCTTCCGCCAAACCTTCTCCCACTCTATGGTTAAGGAGCTTGTCGAGGATGCCGCTGGCTTCAAGCCACCGGTTGCCGACTACGACTTCATTTCTGTCACTCTGGAGGAGGTTGAGAAGGCTAGTCGAGACTCATGGATGCCGTGGAAGTTGGAAAAGTGGGACTGTGACAATCAGGCAATCGCCGCCCTCGTAGAACTGATGAAACAGGGCTACAAAGACACTTCCAGACCCTTCCAGCCAGCAGCAGGCCTGATCCGGGCTCTCCACAATGGAGCGGACCACGCCTTCCTTTGGTTTATTGAGGCTGGAGGGAACGTCATGTTCTATGACACCACAGCCCAGTTTCGCATCTACCCAGAAGAATTTTCAGCCGCAAGGGCCTTTTTGATATGAGAATGACATCAGCAGAATATCAGCGCCAATTTGGCAAGCCGCCCCCGCCGGAGGGTGTCACATACACGCCGGACAAAAAGCCCCAGATCCGCATTCCTGCCGCGCAGGAGCCAAACAAGACGGAGGCTGCTGCCTTGGAATACCTGCCAAGACTCTACGACCCAGCCACCATCGCTGCGGTGAAGTATGAGGCAATGACCCTGCTCCTCCCGTCGGGCACAAAATACACCCCAGACGTGAGCATCTTTTTCAAGGATGGAACAGTCGAGTGCTGGGAGGTCAAGGGGGGCTTCATCCACAATGCGCGGAGCGTCCACGCCCTCAAGGAGGCAGCGGCAGCCTACCCAACCTTTCGCTGGGGCTTTGCCCAGCTAAAGAAAGGTGAGTGGCTGCTGTCTAGGTTCACCTACAAATTACCTTCCTGAGCCAAAGGCCGCGATACCTTTTCTGCGGAGCTCGGAGAATCCTTCCGCCCTGGAGTCTTTGTTGGACTGCTGCGCCCTCGCGGCATCGATCAACGTCTGCTTACTGTAGTAGAACGGCGATCTGAAGACCCCGTAGAATGAGCTCTTGATCTGCTGGGTGGACAATTCCCGGAACGACCCGGCGAACGGAGTGACCGCATGTTTGAGGGCGGCAATCTGCGCTGGCACTGGGTAGCCAAGCTTTGTCGAAGCATCGATAATGAGGGCTGCGTCATGGGATGCCCTGTCGGCGTCCTGCTTGGCTCTCATACCAACAGCAACGATCTCCTGTGCGCTCACGGGGCCACTCTTCTTTAGGAGCCTGCCAAGTGAGTCCTTGGCCTCTGCTGCGCGGGCCATGGCGTCTCCGACATTTCTCGCGAGCCCCCTGCCAATGTCGAGCTCGGAGAATTTGAAGCCCATCATGTAGAGGAGCTTTTCCCTGAGCGTCCGGTCCTTTGGAACTGGGTGCGCGCCAGTGACGCCCTGCATGGATGCGGGAATCAACCCAGCCCTATCCATTGAGTTCACCGTCCCAGGAATGAACTCCTTGGCGTATGCCTCAAAAACTTTCCAGAAAGCCTCGGTTCCTCCATCATTCAGGCCAACGATCTTTCGACCATTTCTATCCACGCCGCGAATGAGCATGTTGGCAGCAACAAAGGAAGACTGCTCATCAAGGAATGGTGCCAGGATCTGCATTAGAGCCCGTGTGCCGTGCTTGTCGATGGTTTCATCTACCTTGGCCTTGTCGCCAGCCATAGCCGCCTGCACAATCCCCGCAATGAGACCGGCTCCGTGTTCAAATCCCTTTGTTGGGGTCATGAACGGAAGAAATCTGGAAATGTTGATGTATCCAGCACCCTTGCCAGCCTCAAACTCGTTGGTGTAAACAAGGACGCCATCCCTGTCGTAGTCAGGGAGGAGCTTTCTGGCGGCTTTATCTCTATCATCATCCCACCCTAGTTTGGATGCGAGTAATGCAGCCGCCGCGCGCGCACCATAGCCAACGACCATAAGCCCACTCATGCGCTTGAGGCCCATCCAGGCTTGAGCGCCTCCACCTGCGTCGCCAGCCCTCTGCCTTGCGAATCCCTCGAAGATGTCGCCAGCAGCCGTTCTCAGGCCCATCGTCATAGCCCTGGTGATCCCGTATGAATACGAGAAGAACGGGCCAATGACCGGAACATAGGCCCGGAATGAGCGGAGAAGATTTGGCTCCCGCTGAAAGCTATACATGGTGTCATTGGCCCTGGCTGCCGCCATCCGCAGATACTCGTCCTGGGTCTTTCCAGGGAATGCGCGCTCAAGGGATGGGGCCTCAGCCATTGTGACCGCCATCTTGAAAATGGCATCACCATAGCGGTAGATTCCAGAAATGGAGTTCTTGGCCTTGCCGAGAAACCCGCGAGCCCTCCGGCCCATCTCCGATGCCGCACCCCCATGGGCTGTCCCGTGGGCAATGGCGAGAGTAGAGAACATTTCAGTCAGCCTTGGTGCCCTCCTGAAGGTGTCCATCACTTCCGCAAACGTGCCCGAATCTACCGCTCCAACGGCGCTCAGCGAGTCATAGACTGCCCTGAACTTGGCAATGGTGGCATCAGACATGATCAGCTTCCCTGTGGCAGTGTGGCCAATCTCATGAGCCATGGCCGCAGCGAGAGCCCTACCAAGTCCAGCGTGGGTGTGGCCAGTGCCAATCATCGTCAGATATGATGACACCGCATTGCTGAAGCTGGTGGTGACACTGAGGACCGTCTTGCAGTATTTCCAAGCCCCGTTCACCGCAGCCATTGCCTGAAGGAATGGGTGGATCTCATGATTTTGAATCTCGTCATGAATCACGCCGTTCCACCAGTTGACCAAATCCGCTGGCGCTGCGTAACCAGCAAGCGGGCCTTTGCTCAGGGCCAAGAGGTATGGGTCGTTGCGAAGATCGACATCCTTCTTCTCGTTGAAGCGGATGTAGCCTTTTGGAAGAGGCTTGCCGTCCTCGTATTTGACAACCCATCCAGACGCCAGCCCCTCGTCCCTGACTTGGGCCTGCATTTCATGCTGAAGGACAACATCATTGATGGCCTTGACAGTGTTCACGAATCGGACCTCCGAGTCTGTTTGCTCGCCAAGAACCTCTGCGACTGCGCCGTTCAACCAATCCCCATTGGAATTAGCTGCGGCAGACCCCCTTGGGGCAAGCTCATCGACCCCGCCGAACAGGCGGGCTGTTGTCACTGGGCTCTTGCCTCCCCGCTGGGTATTGCCAACGAACTTAATCAGATTCGACAGCAGCCTATCCGCCTCTGCCGGGGGGGTTCCATAGCGAGTGAGTCTGGCAATGGCGTCATTCCACAATTGCCCACCGTTCGACTCGCGAGCCCACTGCTCTTGGTCTATGGCGTTCTTGTTTGTGAAAGCATAGCTGCGGTGGATGAAGAAGCCCTGCTTGGAGCTCCACAGGCCAACGGCACCCTGCCCATAGATGATGCCTCGATTGACAAGATCCTCCATGAGCCCATCGACAAACACCCTGGCGTTCTGCACAGCAATCCGCAGCCTGTCCGGCATGGCCTGAAGGGCGGCAGCCCGGACATTCGCATCATTGCTGCCCATGGCATTGTTGATGTGGGTGTTCATGACGCCGCGCTCCCTGTGCTCCAGTGATGGATTCAGGAGGTTGCTGGTAGCCGCCGACAGGGCCGACGAGATCTCATTCTGATGGCGAAGCATCTGCCCCTCAACAGTTGTGTGATGGTCATTGGCGCGCAGCTTTGCCCTGAAGATAGATAGGGGCGCTGCTCCTCTGGCGCGCAGCCTGTATCCGAAGCGAAGAAGAGCAGATGCGAACCGGGCGAGTCTTCCGGGCTGGGCCTGAAGGCTTTCTGCTGTCGCTCTGACTCTGGATACGGTCCTGGTGCCCCTGCGAGCAGTCGGCGTGTATTGGTAGAGGGTTTTGCCCTCGTCGTCGTCAAGGAACGCCTCTTCGGGGATATAGTCCTCCATGTCTTCACCGACTTCGGAGCGCAATTGGTCGCCCTCGTCGATCATGCCTTGGTCATCCACTCCGAACATGGCAGTTGCCAGATCTTCTGGATCATTGCCCTCACCGGTTTCCGGGATGATTGGCGCATCCAGTGTTCTAGCAGGAGCGCCAGTCTCAGCGTCCATAGCCTTGGCGATTTCGGCGGCAAGCTCAGCGTTATCAACGCCGAACTTCTCGACCATGTATCCCATGACCCCATCCTTGCTGCTGATGTCCACGCGCTCAACAGGAGGGGTGTCTTGGTTTGGTCTAGCCACACCTTGACGTGGAGGATTGAAGACCGAGTCAAAGGCCTCCCTCATGCGCTGGTCAACCGAAGGGTCCTTGCTGTAGATTTGATTCCAGATTCTGCGGATCACGCGACCGAGGCGAGCGGCGGCACCATTTGGCATCGCGAGCTCTCCAGGGTTGTTGCCCTGTGCTGATGATCTTTTACCAAGGTCCCCGAAGTATTGCTCAACGCCATAGGCGACGCGCTCTTCGATGTTCCTTCTTTGGCTGTTATTCTGCGGGTCGAGCTTGCCTCCGTTGGTGGCATAGTCCCAGACCTTGGAGAATTCATTCTCTCCAAGCATGACCTCCATCAGGCGCTTGCCCTGGGCTCCACCGCGAACATTCATCATCCAGTGCATCATTTCATGGATGAAGGTGCTTGGGGTGGCGTCCTTGGTGAAGGAAACCTTTGGAAGGGCACCGTTGAAAAGTTGGATCTTCCCGCGTGCAGTGCCGCGCTTCTTTCCGTCGCCCATGTCATCCTGATAGAGGGATGCGGTGGTCTTGGATTTCGGCCTCCAGTTATCGCGATACAGGCCGACCAGGGCCTCTTCATGGCTCTCTGAAGGGTTTGGGTCCTTGGTGATCACTGGGACTCCCCAGGACTTCTGCAAGTCGCGTCGAGTATCCTTCCACGCCCTCAGCATGGCCGGGTCCGCCTGAATGAGAGATGCCCAGAAGTTGCGCTTCATTTCCTTTCTGGCCCTGGTGTTGTCCAAGGAGTCATAAATGCTCTTCATGCCATTCCAGAGGTCCATGGCAGATGCGCCAGAGGACGTGTTGGCCTCAAGCACGCTCAGCACCGCTGGGGTCGGAACGCTCTGACCAGACATGCCAGACTGCTCCTGCCTGCCACTGATCGCTTTGAGGATCTCCCAGCTTACGTTCTCCTGTCGCTTGAGGGCAGCGACATCTTCAGCGCTGTATTTCGCTGGGTTGGCCTGCATGGCCGCAACAGCATTTCTGACCGCTCTGCTAAGGCTGTGGACGGCATCGAACGCCGGACCCGGCTGATCGACACGTTGGCCAATCAGGGAGGCTGGATCAATAGATGATGCCTTTCCAAGGACCGAATTCAAGACCTTGAGCTCATGGCCTGATTC